TTGCTGGCTTTATCATGTGTTAACACCCGCATAATGCCTACGGGATTAATCACGCACATAAAGTTGTTGACATTCGATCAAAAGGTCGGTAGCTTTGAAAACGTCAAATCGGCACCACCGCTGATTTCAACCACAGGAAATTTCAACATGAATACATTCTCTAATATAGATGTCAATCGTATAGCTTCGAAGAAGCAAATCTGGGCTGTGGCAAACCACTTTGCAGCGATTCAAGCTACGGTTCCTTCGGAACGTTATGGACTAACAAAAGTGTTTAACGCCATTCTGAATAAGCACCATGCTGATCAAGATTCTCATATGACTCATGGAGATATTCAAGAATTCTTCGAATACGATTTAGTGCCAAAGCAATTTGCTGAGCTTATTCAAGCTAAGAAGTCTACTAAGCCGAAGGCTCCGAAGAAAGCAGCGAAGCCAAAGGCTACTAAGATTGAACCTGAGATAGAAGAATTCATTGCTAAGGTGGAGCCAAAGAAACCTCGCAAGGTTACTCAGAGTAACTCTGTAGCATCGAAGATGAATGCTCGAATAGATTCTATCGAAGGACGGTTTGACTCTTTAGAGTCTAAAGTTGGCGACATTGAAGCTGGCCTTGCAATGATTCTTGAAGCGGTACAGAAGAAATAATATAGATTCAATCATTAAGGAGCGGTATATGGAATTAGATGATGCAATAAACATAGTACTTACAATCGTTTGTGGCTGGTGCTTAATTCAGCTTATTGACTTACTGTTACAAATAGGATATTAAATTATGTATAAGATTCATGCAGTACAATGCCAAGGCTATGCTATGCAATCCGCAGATAATCTAATGGATGTTGCCATGCTAGTTAGTGTAAGTATCCAGCAGAATTGGTTCTCATGTGGCAATCAGTTGGCCGATGTTAGAAAGAATGGTATAGATTCTAAGTTTTTGTGGGGTGTTAAGTCTAAAACTTATAAGTATCTGAATTCTAATAAGCATAAGTTATATGCTCAAGCAAAAGCTATAGCGAATAGTAATAAGACAGACGACGATAAAGCGTATAGCTTAATGAAGGTGTTCCTTCGTGTCGATGGTCTAGGACTTCCGAAGGCTGGCTTCATGTGTCAATTGACTATGGGATTAGTTGGATGTATGGATGTTCATAACATTAAGATGTATAAGTTAGACCCTAAGACTTTCACACTTGCTAAAAACCCTAAGACTATCAAGGGCTTAACAGCGAATCGTAATAAGATAGAAGGTTATATATCTTTATGTCATCGCCACGGTACTGAGAAGTTATGGGATGAGTGGTGTAATAACTTAGCTACGAAGTCTATAAAGTGGCGTGATGGTAATCACGTTTCAGAAGTCCACATTAATTACTTACTAGGAGTATAGATTATGAGCAGAGCAGTAACTAAGTTTGAAGATTCAGATTATTCCACTAACGATTGGATAGCTATCGGGGATACCGTAAACGGTAAAGTAGTTGAAGACATATGGTGTGGTAGTGTTGGAACGCCTTTCTTTACTATAGATGGTAAGCACTATAGCTGGAAAGAGTTTTTAAAAATCGTACCAGAAGTTAGGCCGATAGCTACTACTGAGTATGTAACTCAGGAGGAGTTTAACATGAGTGAGGAGGAATATAAAACAGTAACTAGCGGCTTATAAGGTACTTAAAAACCTTTAAAGGTATTGTAAACTAATAAGACTTATAAGTCAAGGGGTTTCTTTATAATAAAATAATGCTTTACAACGTTAAATAAAGTAGTATAATGGTTCACTTCAAACAATCTAATTAGGAATTACTATCATGAAAAAATTAATCTTAGCAGCATTCAATGTTACAGTATCTCTCTTAGTACGTTTAGTATTTGGTAAGTCTGATAAGCATGGTCGATCTACTGGTAAGTTCTTTGGTCGCTCTTATATTCTAAGAAAGCGTAAGCATCTTCAACGTAGTCCTTCATACTTTAAAGGTGAGTGCTTCAACAGTATGCACTGTGGATTGTGGGCTTTTAGCTTAGAGCATAAGCAAGGTAGAGGTGTATATTTTACAGCTATCAAGGATGACGAAGGCGTTGAAACTGTATCTTAATTAATCTTAATGCCCCTTCGGGGGCTAACTTGGAGTAGTGTATGGTTAAAGTATATATAGATTACGGGTTAGCTAATGAATTGATAGCGACCTTTGTAGATGAAGAGGTTTACTTAGCTTGCTATGTACACTTAGAATCTTTTGCAGCCAAGTGTGGCGGTACTATAATGGAGTCAATGGTTGATGAATAATACTATGAGAGATGATACTATGTCAAGTATTCAGAATGCAGCAGAGATATATAAACTTAAACTAAAAGGCTTTGGAGTTGCCGACTTTGATATAGCTCAAGCACCATTGAGATATGCAGTACCGTTAGATGATATGCACCCTTCGTATTCGTTTATCCTTAACCGTTATAGTTCTAAGAAGGTTGTCTACCGTACTGATAACGGTGATGAGTTAGGTGTTCATAGTAATATGTATAAACCAGTAGCACCTAAGCAGATGATAGAAGCTACAAGGAAGATACTTGAGCGGTCTGATCTAAACTTAGAAGGTATTACTGAGGACATTCAGATGAGTCATGGTGGTGCTAGAACTTATGTTCAGTATAACTTACCAGCTCATACTTACTTAACACCAGACGGTGATACAGCTAAGCTCAGCCTATTAGCTATCACATCTTTAGATAGTACATGGCCTTTCCAGATTAGTGCTGGTGCAGTACAGACTGCTTGCTTAAACATGCAGGTGTTTACTTCTGGTAACGTTGCAGTGTATAAGTCTAAGCATACTGAGGGATTAGATATTGATCACGGCTCTGATGTTATTGTCCAATGCTTAGATGTCTTTGAAAATCAGAGAGACTTATGGGCTAATTGGTATCGTGCTTGGATAGGCCCAGTAGATGCCTTCAAGACTTTAGCTGAGGCTTCGGGTTGGAAAGCTGCAATAGAATATATGAATACAAATTATTGCACTACTGACGATGTACTCAATAACGTTAGACGTAATAAGAACTTTGATTATATGTGGAGTCGTCACATGGCTCACTATACTAAGAAGTTTGGTCACACTTACTGGGCTTTATATAACTCTCTAACAGACTGGGCAACTCATGCACCTATCAGTAAGAGAAGTAGCCCTTACAATGCTTCAGCCGTTATAGCTAAGCGTCAAGAGATTGTTAGATTAACTACGAGGAATTGGCTATGAGTGAATTACAAGCTGCATTGTACAATGATAATCATGATCAACAGAGTCGAGGTAATAATCCATATGTCACGGGGAACTGGAGAACCCATCAGTTAGTTGAGTGTGTAAAGTGTAAACGTCTTATGGGTTATCATATAGTAGCATCCAATGCAGTGTGTATGAGTTGTGAAATTAAGGAGCGTAGAGTATGACATTTAAAATCTTTAACCGCACATTAAGTTTTAACTTTAGGAATGGTGTTGGTATAGACCTTGAGTTCTCACAAGGTAAAGCAATATGGGTTAGTCGAGAGGCTAAAACTTCTGAGGTAGAGGCAGCGTTGTTCAACGGTGTAACCTTATTGTTCCCATTCATTATAGTATCATTTGGTTTATGTTATACTACGGAGGAATCAAAATGAATAGTAAGAAGAGTTTACCTATAGCAGAAAAGTTCTTTGCAGATTTCCCTACCGCTTTAGTTGAGTTGATTGATTGGGACTTTCCCCATGCAAGTATTAAAGCTAAGATCCAGACATATCGAGGTGACTTCTTTGAAGAGTTTACAAGGAATGAATACTTCCATGTTGAAGGGATGCACAATCTTAGTGAAGACCCTGATTTATGGTTCTTAGATATAAAGTTCAAGCCTGCATTCACAGATGAGATCATAGGGAATATAACATATGAAGACTTATAGAATTAAAACAACTACAGTAGTACACAGTTGGTATACTGTTGAAGCGGTAGATAAAAAAGAGGCACGTAAGATGCTGTTTAGTGGAGAGGTTGAACAGCCTGACGATGAAGACTGTGATGTGTATAGTGTAGATGTTGATACTATTGAAGAGGTATAGAGTGATGAGCAAGAAGGATAAAATAGCTTTAGTAGTAGCGTGTTGTGTTAGTGTAATAGCATCTAACATGATGTCAATGCCAACAGAAATATGGGCTTATATGTAATGTATACTAGACAATACTATGAAGACAATGACGGTAACGGTACAACCTTTGAAGACAAACGTGAGCACTACTGGTCTTCTAAAGTTAAGCCCGAAGACATTGTAATCTTTGAAGGCTCTGCAAGTTCAGAAGAAATAGCAGATGATATAAACTATTGGAAAGCTAAGGCAGCGGGGGAAAACAGTAGGTTGGAAAAGGTAAAGTCACCCTGTATATCTCAGTGTAAATTAGTAAACGGTATCTGTACTGGATGCGGTAGAACTTTAGATCATATAAAGAACTGGTCAAGGTATACTGCATCAGACATAGATAAAATTATTAAACACCTAGGAGAACGTAATGGAAGTTGATACTATTGAAGAGGTATATAGTGATGAGTAAAGCAAACAGAACTTTGGATGAGGCAGTAAAACTTATTAAGTCTATTGAAATTAGTGAGACCTTTAATGCAGAAGTTGATTTACAGTTAGATATAATTGAGGCTATCTATCAACTACAATATAAGTTAGAGCGGGGATATGTAGATGGAAGTTGAAGATAGTGTAAAGTTAATCGATGAGGTCAGCCGTATTGCTGACGCATTAGAACTGCTACTTAAAATTATAAATGAGGAGAGAGAAGGGGATGATCAAGAGTGAACAGATGGAAAGCCCGATAGAGATGGAAATAATAAAGATAGAAAATGAAGACTTTCATGTTTTATCTGTAATGATGGAGGGCGCTTCAACACTTTACGAGATTGGTTCAGTAAAGAATTTAATGGCCTTTCATACTGTTATAGCTGAGGTATCAAAAACTATTTTAGACGAAAGTTTGCAACTTAAATCATACAGAAAAAGGGGATGCCAACATCATACATAATGATGAATGACTACTAACTTAAAGAGGAAGAAGAATATGACAATGCCAGATGAACGAAGAGATGCCGTGAACAGTACTAGGATATTTCTGTTTGACTTATTAGATCCACAGAAAACTCCGAGAGTACCAAGTGCAATAAGAAAAGAAGCTGGTCGATGTCTTAGACATTATCCGGGAGAATACTATATGGCAAAAGCATCAGAACAGGCACCAGAACTATTTGGCGATTTGGATGACTACTACGTTAAAGGTGAAGAAGTGCTTTCACCATTCGGTGATGGGAATTGGGATGCCCACATCATACATAATGATGGATGACTACTAACTTAAAGGAGAATAAAAAATGTATGACTTGTGTTTGTTTATGATTGGATGTATAATAGGGTGGTTCACCTATGATATTATTGATTGCTTATATGATAAAGTATATAAGAGTATTAAAGATTTAGATAAGGAGAAGTGAAATGAAAGGTCAAACACATGGCGGTAAAGGTAGTGTAGCTCGTGACGTAGACAGTGAGGCTTACGGTAATAACTTTGATAGAATCTTCTGCTCGAAATCAAACGGTGAGCACGACCAAGAAAAAGAAATAGATCCAGTAACATCTACTGACTTCGGTCACACTAACTGGCGACCAGCTAACGGAGGATTAGCTAGGTCTTATATACTGAATGGTTGTGAATATCTTCTTATGTATAATTTACAGACTGGTAAGGAAGACATCTTTAATATAACCGAAGATAGGTTTGAAACAATGGAAGAGTATTGTGCTAGGAGGTAAGAAGGCTTGGAGGTTATGGGCTTTAAGCCTCGGTGAAAGAGCAGGGGATAGTGATAAGGAAGCAGACACAGTTGCACTAATAAGAACTTTGTTAGCTGTAATAAATGTCTTGACTTGCTTCCTTATATCATGTAACATACTACATCAATGGGGAATTATATAGTGATAGAGACAGGGTTAGAACATTCAATAGGTAACATTGTTAATTGGCATTTCGAACGTAACTTAATTGCAGGTTCAGATGACAAGCAACAAGTATTAAAATTAATTCAGGAGGTAGGTGAGCTATCAGATAGTATATGTAAAAGTGCATGTCCCATTGACGACATCGGTGACATCATTGTAGTGTTAGTTAATATAGCAGAACGTAATGACATTTCAATTAAGGATTGTGTTGACCACGCTTACAACGACATTAAAGATCGTAAAGGTATGATGGTTGATGGCATCTTTATTAAAGAGTCTGACAACTTCGATCCCGATACTATCGGAAACAAATAAACCAATTGGAGAAACAACATGAAAGCATTAGCATTAGTAAGTGTATTATTTTTAGCAGCTTGTAGTTCAGAAGATAAAGCACCACGAGTCGTAGAAGTTTTTGAACCAGCACCTATGCCAGTTAAGATTGAGATCGTTGAGACTAAAGCTGGCCCGTTAGTAATAGACAGCACACCAGAACCTGTTGTCGTAGTAGTAGAAACTGTACCAGAACCTGTTGAGGTAGAGGTAGTAGAGCCTACACCAGAACCTGTTGAGGTAGAAGTAGAGGTGCAATTAGAACCTGCACCAGTAGTTGAAGAGGTAGTAGAAATAGTAGTTGACAACGCATACCAAATGTGATATACTCCACCCCCTAAATTATTCAACAACCAATGAGGAAAATAGCATGGCAATTTTAGAAGGTACTGCATACTGGGTAAGTGCAACAACTCCGAACACTACGTTCGAGCCAGTGTACTCTGTAAACTTAGTAGTAGCTGATGATGTAGCTGAGAAGTTTCAGCAAGAAGGCTACACTATTAAGCAAATGGATGAAGGCCCAGCAATTGTTATTAAACGTAAAGTCAACGGCCCGTCAGGTATGATCCGACCTGCACCTAAAGTCTTTGACAAAGCTAAGAACCAATTGGATTGCACCATTGGTAACGGCTCACAAGTTAAGGTACAGTACAAGGCTTGGGAATCGCAATGGAAAGGTAAGACCTTTAAGGGTTTAGACTTTCAAGCAATGCAAGTTCTTAACTTAGTAGAAGTAGGATCACCCGATGGAGCTGAGTTCGATAGCTTCGATGACGCAGATATGGAAGGAGAATTTTAATGAATGTTTTAAATGTAGAAGGTGTCACTTACGACATAGATAAGTTAGATCAAGAAACGCAGATCGCTTGTGTACTTTTAAGTAAGGTGCAAGGTAAGATTCAAGAAGCTACTATGGATCTTGATATTCTAACAGCGTCCTTGCTTCAACTAACTGATAAAGTTAAAGAGGCGTTGACCGATGACGCTATCGTAGAAGAGGAAGATGTACCAACCGAAGACTAACACCCTCACCATAAACTAAGGAACCATTATGGGATTCGTACTTCACAACCAACCCTGCCACGATTGTGGCGGGAGCGATCCAGTCTCAGTAAACGATGACGGATCTGCTAAATGTTTTAGCTGCAATAAATATTTTAGGGACTATAGTACACCGGACGTACAACAACCGAAAGAGGATAACATCATCGAGTTCACTGTACAGAGTAACAATAGTAATGATGGCTTCGCACCATCCCGCAACTTTAATGCACTAACAGACAGAGGTATTAGTTTAGACACAGCTAAGAAGTATGGCGTTAAGAGTAAGATGCACAACGGTAAGATTGTAGATCACGATTACCCTTACTATATTAAGGGCGAAGAGGCTGCATCTAAAATCCGTAAGGCTAACAAGGAGTTCATGTGGACTTCATCACCCAAGGAGGTTGGTCTCTTCGGAGAGCAGCTATTTAAAACAGGCGGTAAATTTATTACACTCGTTGAGGGCGAGTGTGATGCCATGGCCGCTTATGAATTACTAGGTAGTAAGTGGCCTGTTGTATCCATAAAGTCTGGTGCAGCAGGTGGTGCTAGAGATGTTAAGAATAGCTTAGAGTTCTTAGAATCTTTTGACACTGTAGTTATTTGTTTCGACTCAGACACAGCAGGTAAGGATGGTGCTAGAGAAGTTGCTAAGCTACTCACACCTAACAAAGCTAAGATCATGACACTGCCCGAAGGCTTCAAAGATCCTAACGATATGCTGAAGGATCGTAAGCACTCGACGTTTGTTAATTGTTTCTGGGACGCTAAGGTCTATACACCATCAGGTATTATGAACCTGTCCAATCAGCTCGATGAGTATAAGCGTTTACGCTCAGAAACATTACCATCTATTCCTTACCCTTGGCGTGGTCTTAACCAGAAGCTAGAAGGTATGAGAGCGGGTGAGCTTATTACTTTGACAGGCGGCACTGGACTCGGTAAGTCTTCTGTGACACGAGAGCTAGAGCATTGGCTTATCAATCACACTGACGACAACGTAGGTATCGTAGCTCTTGAAGAGAACTGGATGCGTACTGCTGAGGGTATCATGGCTGTTGAAGCTAACGCTAAGCTACACTTAGATAGTGTTAAGAATGACATAGGTGATGAGCAGCTCGAACGTTACTACCGTAAGGTATTCATGGGAGAGAATGAGGGACGTGTTTGGATTCATGCTCACCTCGGTGTCAATCACTTAGATGACATCTTCAGTAAGCTACGCTACTTGATCGTAGGTTTAGATTGTAAGTGGGTAGTTGTTGATCACCTTCACATGTTAGTACTTCAAGCCCTAGAGGGTGACGAACGTAAAGCTATTGACAGTATTATGCACCGACTCAGATCTCTCGTAGAAGAGACAGGTGTATGTATGATTCTTGTATCTCACCTTCGTAGAGTAGAGGGTAACAGAGGACACGAGAATGGTATCGAGACAGGCTTGTCACACCTTAGAGGTTCACAGTCTATTGCACAGCTAAGTGATTGTGTAATTGGACTGGAACGTAACCAGCAATCAGACGATGAGGTAGAGGCATCTACCACCAAAGTTCGAATCCTAAAGTCGAGATACACTGGTAACGTTGGTCTTGCTACGAGCTTGCAATACGATCAGCAAACTGGTAGACTTAACGAAGTCGATGACTATGACCCCGATGAATTCACAGGTGAGGAAGAGCTATGAGATTAGTATTTGATATAGAAGCTGACGGACTCGACCCCACTATGATACATTGTATCGTAGCTATTGACCCTGACACCAACGAAGTTTATAAGTATGACCCGTCACAACTTCAAGAGGGCTTAAATCTATTAGCCTCTGCTGATAAGTTGATTGGTCATAACATTATAGGCTACGACATCCCCGCTATTGAGAAGGTAACAGGTCGTGATTTGAGTCACATGCAGCTTGTAGACACCTTAGTTTTATCAAGATTGTTTAAGCCTACTCGTGAGGGTGGTCATGGTTTAGAGTCTTGGGGCTATCGCCTGAAGTTTAACAAGGGTGACTACGGTCAGAGTGAGGGGGCATGGGACAAGTACACACCAGAGATGTTAGAGTATTGTGTCAATGACGTTGAGCTTAACGTTAAAGTTTACAACGCTCTCAAGTTTGAGTCAAAGGGATTCACTGCCCAGTCAGTACGACTAGAGCATGAGGTCGCTAAGATTATAGACTTACAAAAGCGTAATGGTTTTCTACTCGACGTTGAGAAGGCTACGAAGTTAGTAGCTATGTTCGAAGAGAAGCTGGCTAACTTAGTTGTACAAGTCCAAGAAGTTTTCAAACCTAAGATAACTACTCAGGTACTGACACCCCAGTATACTAAAACAGGTGGCATTTCTAAGATGAGTAAGGATCAACACGGCAAAGGTGTTCGGCTAACCCCAGAAGAATATGGTACACTGGTGGCATCTCAGAAATCAATTACTCGTGAGACCCACATAGAGTTTAACTTGGGTTCTCGTAAGCAGATTGGTGAGTACCTGATTGAGTTTGGTTGGAAGCCTAAGAAGCATACACCTACAGGTCAACCTATTGTTGATGAGACTACACTAAGTAAGTTGACAAAAATACCACAAGCAGGGTTGATTGCTGAATACTTAATGCTTCAGAAGCGCTTAGCTCAGGTTAACAGTTGGCTAAAAGAAATGGCTGACGACTCAAGAGTACACGGCTACGTCAATCCTAACGGTGCTGTGACAGGACGTATGACACACTCACACCCTAACATGGCTCAGGTTCCTAGTTCTAACTCCCCTTATGGTGAGGAGTGTCGGGGCTGCTGGGTTGTACCACCTAAACATAAACTCGTAGGCATCGATGCTTCTGGATTAGAACTAAGAATGCTTGCACACTATATGGACGACGAGGAGTATACAAATGAAATCCTTAACGGAGACATTCACTCAGCCAATCAGCGACTTGCTGGTTTGGAATCAAGAAATCAGGCAAAGACTTTCATCTATGCCCTCTTGTACGGAGCAGGAGATGCAAAGCTTGGGACTGTGGTTGGACGAGGCAGAGACGCTGGCACGAAACTTAGAAGACAATTCTTTGATAATCTGCCATCATTTAAAGCTCTTACGACACGAGTTCAAAGCCAAGCTAAAGGCGGATTCCTCAAAGGCTTAGACGGTCGTAAGCTAACTGTTCGTTCCCCTCATGCCGCACTCAACACTCTATTCCAAGGAGCCGGTGCGATAGTAATGAAGCAAGCGATGGTTACTTTCAATCAAGCTATAGAGTCTCAAGTCTTACGAGCTAAGTTTGTAGGTAACATCCACGATGAGTGGCAGTTAGAGTGTCACGAAGATGATGCACATGCTGTAGGTAAAGCAGGTGTTGAGGCGATTAGACAGGCTACTCACCTCTTAAACTTAAACTGCCCTCTCGATGGTGAGTATCAAGTAGGGGATAACTGGTCGGAGACACACTGATGAAACAGGAAACGTTCGACATAATGTTAAACGAACATTCAGATCTTGGAGATGATGATGGTAAGACATGTAGCAAGTGTGAGAAATATCTGCCGCTTAGTAGTTTTAACTTTGCTTCTGGTGGCAACTACTTACGAGCTGAATGTAGGTCGTGTAACAACGAAATGCAAAAAGTCAGGAAGTTGTTACGTGCTGAACACGGTATGCCGACTGAGAATTATAGGTGTCCGATCTGTGAAGGAACCGCTGATATGGTAAAGGGTACAGGTAACACCCGTAACGGATCATGGGTACTAGATCATTGTCACAACACACAGGAGTTTAGAGGTTGGCTGTGTCACAAATGTAACCGAGCACTTGGCGGA